TTGGAATCTGGGGGCACGCGATACAGCCTGCCCCCAGCATCGAGCCGCTTGCTACTGAGGGGGTTAGAAAATGACTATAGAAACGGATGACCTTCACGCAGGCGAAATCATATATACACAGCCAGCTGAGATGCCGCGCAGTGCAATTAAACACGGCAAGTTCCTTTTCTCCGCTTACGGCTGCGCCCTGATGGAGCGCCGGACGGACGGCGGGGCATATGTCTATACCGCCGTCAACCTGTCCTCTGAGAAAACCGAAATCCTCAGCCGCCGCAAGATGCCGTTGGACGAGGATGCTTTCATTGGCATGGCGGACAGGATCAGCACATTACCCATCCGGGGGAACAGCCGGTTAACTGTCGAAAAAGCTCCCGGCGATCGGCCGGATAGTGCCCGTCTGACTGAAACTGTACGGCACATCTTCACAGAGATTCTGCCCCTGCATGGTTACGCCCTGCGGGAGAAGCAGCTGGAGCTTGCTGAGCATATCCTCGATGTCATCGGGCGCAGGGGCATTTCTCTTGCCGAATCCGAGGTCGGCACCGGCAAGACTCATGCCTACCTCGTCGCCGCACTGCTCGCCAAGCGTGGACGCCTGTGTGACTTCTGGCTGCGCGGACACTATCCGCGCCAAAGCTGGGTGGAGTCGTCACATATGCCGATTATCATCTCCACCTCCAGCATTGCGCTTCAAAATGCCATCGTGACCGACTATATCCCGGAACTGTCGCGGATTCTCCAGCAGCATGGCATTATCCGCGCCCCGCTGACCGCCGTGGTGCGCAAGGGGAAGGAGCATTTTATCTGCGAAAAACGGCTGGAACGCTATTATGAGAACGCGGACGAGCGAACGAAGGCCCGCCTTGCGCCCTACATCGGGCCGTGTGCGCCCTTTGACCTGACCGGGGCTGATGCCCTTACGCCCCACATGAAGCGCGGCGTGTGCGTTGCCGGGGGCAAGTGCGCCGCTTCCTGTTCCCATGCCCGGCGGTGCAGATATTTCGAGTATCTGCGGGAGAGCAGCAATCCCAGTCTGGATTTTCAGATCACCAACCACAATTATTTTCTCGCCGACGTCCTGCACCGCGCCGATGGAAGGCGGCCGCTTCTGCCGCATTATCAGATGGTTATCATCGACGAAGCGCATAAATTTCTGGACGCCGCCCGCTCCATGTACGGCATGGAGCTAACAGACGCGGAGCTTCCCGCTCTGGCAACGGAAATCCATGCCTTTACCACGGATAAATCCTTCGGCGGCGTTAATGTCCACAGGCTTGCGAAAAAACTGGAAGAACAAAGCGCCAAACTGTTCCGCAGACTGAACGCCAATATTGCCGGGCTGGATGCGGACGACGATGTGGAGCGGTTCCCCGCCGTCTTGGACGCCGAAGCCGCCCGGCATCTCAGAAACATCCCCGGCATTGCCGCGGATATTACGGAAGCCTGCGCCGACAGCCATGTACAGCCCACGCATAGGGAACGGAAAAGCAAAGCGCTGTGGCGATTGGAGCTGGCGGCGGAGCGGGCATCTAAGCTGCGGGTGCAGAGTAATCTCATCTGCTGGCTGGAGAAGCGCACGGAGGGCGAAGCGGAAACCAACGCCCTTTGCGCCATCCCCAAGGACTTGGACGCCCGATTGCACCGCGATCTCTGGAGCCAGGGCATCCCCATTGTTCTCACCTCCGGCACGCTATCCGCATCGGGGGACTTTACCCGCACAAAGGATACGCTGGGGCTGAAGCATCTGTCCCAGCGGGTTCTCGCCCAGACGAGCATGCCGTCGCCTTTTGACTACAAAAATAACACCTTGCTGTATGTCAGCAACGCCGTGCCGTTTCCCAACCAGCAGGATAAGCGTTATCTTGCGGCGGTCGCGGATGAGATCGAGCGCCTGGTGCGGATGTCGCACGGGCATGCCGCCGTGCTGTTCACCTCATACAACGCCATGGGCCAGGTGTTCGCCATGCTGAAAGAGCAAAATCTTCCGTACCCCATGTTTCAGATGGGGCGCAGGGATACCGCCGCCCTGGAGAAGTTCAAAACCAGCGGCAACGGCATCCTGTTCGCGTCCGGCTCGTTTTGGGAGGGCATCGATATTCCCGGCGACGCGCTTTCTCTGCTTGTCATCGTCAAGCTGCCCTTTGCCGCTCCCGATCCCATATCCGGCTACGAGCAGACGCTGTACAGCGGTATGGACGCATACAAGGCGCGCGTGCTTGTGCCGGAAATGCTCATCAAGCTCAAGCAGGGGTTCGGTCGGCTGATCCGCACCGAAACCGACACCGGCGTTTGCGCCATTCTGGACTCCCGCGCGCGGGAAGGTGGCGCCTATCACAGCCGGGTGTTGAACGCTCTGCCGGATTGTCCGCTCGCATCCGATGCCGGGGACATTTGCCGCTTTATGACGAAGCGCAAACCGCTCGCCTATTTTTCAACGACCGAGGAGGGATTCCATAATGAATGACAATCTGAATCTGCAGGATTTGGTTGATATCCGTGATGTGTGCGTGGACAAGGATTTGCCCAAGCAGGAACGCATCAACGAGTTTGTACGGCAGATCAAAGATCCTTATCATTTTCGCTGCGGGAAATTTGTGGTCACCGCTCGGTTCGCCGAAGACGGCCCCACGCTGGAAGAATGCCTGCAAAGAATTATCGCCTAAACCGCCTGAAACCCGAAAGAATGACTTGTAACCGCCGCCGAAGAGAGTTAACATGGGACTGGGAAAAGAGCATATTGGAGTCTCCGGTGGGAATACCCCGCCGGAGCGGACCCATTCCTGATCACTTCTGATTCGCGGCGAGACCCGTGAAAAAAGGAGTGATTTGTTATGTCTGAAACAAAATACAGGGCAGCGAAATACATCCGTCTTTCCTACGCCGACGACAAAGACGGCGAATCCAACAGCGTGGAAAACCAGCGGAAGCTGCTGGACAGTTTCATTGCCACCCAGCCGGACATTGAGGCGGTGTCCGAAAAGGTGGACGACGGCGTTTCCGGTATCGTCTTTGACCGCAAGGCGTTCAAGGAAATGATGGCCGAGATTGAAGCCGGGGAAATCAACTGCGTCATCGTCAAAGACCTCTCCCGCTTTGGGCGTGAGTACATCGAAACCGGGCGCTATCTGCGCCGCATCTTCCCGGCCTACAATGTCCGCTTCATCGCCCTCAATGACAATATTGATACCTTGCGGGATGATATGGACGACCTGGTGGTGGGCGTCAAGTCCATCATCAACGACGCCTACAGCCGGGATATCTCAGTCAAGACCCGGTCAGCGTTAAACATCAAGCGGGATCATGGCGACTATGTGGGCGCCTGCCCCATCTACGGCTATCGCCGCTGTGAAGAGAACAAAAACCAACTCGCCGTTGACGAATACCCCGCATCCATTGTGCGGGACATCTTCCGCATGAAGATCGACGGCATGAGCGCGCTAAAAATCGCCGAAACGCTGAACAGCCGGGGCGTGCTTTCCCCGATGGAATACAAGCGCGACAGGGGTCTGCCCCATCCAAAGGGCGGCTTTGCGGATACGCCCGACGCCAAATGGTCTGCCACCGCTATCTTCCGTATCCTGAACGATGAGACCTATACGGGGACACTGATCCAGGGGCGGCGTGGAACCCTAAACTACAAAATCAAGGACACTGTGGACAGGCCTGAATCGGAATGGAAACGCACCGAGAACGCTCACGAGGCCATCGTCAGCCTACAGGACTTCAACCTTGCCCGGCGCATCATGCAGCTCGACACCCGCACCGCGCCGGGCGGCGACAGGGTTTACCTGTTCTCCGGTCTGCTCATCTGTGGCTGCTGCGGCGGCAGGATGACCCGCAAGACCAACCGCTACAAAGGCAGCGAATATTTCTACTATTATTGCCCCACAGGGAAAAAGAACGGCTGTGACGGCGTGGGCATGATTCGGGAGCAAGACCTCATCCAGTGCGTGCTGGAGAGCGTAAAGGGGCATATCTCTGGAATTGCGTCCCTGGATTCGGTGCTGGCCGTCAGCGATGGACGCAAAGCGGCGATTGCCCTTGCCCGCCAGCTCGGACAGCAGATTGAGGACAACGAGCGTCAGCTTGCGAAGATTACCGGTTTCAAATCCTCGCTGTATGAAAACATGGTCAGCGGCCTGCTGACAAAGGACGACTTCAAAACCTTGAAAGCAAAATACGCCGCCGATGAGCTTCGCCTACGGGACGCCATTGCCGCGCTGGAGGATGAGCGGGGCAACGCCCTTGACGGCAGGGCCGAGCGTTTGCGCTGGATGGAGCATTTCCGCAAGTTCGAGGGTTTGGAGGCGCTGGATCGCCGAACGATGGTCAACCTTGTGCGCAGCATTCGTGTGCTGGACAAGACCGAGTTGAGCGTGACATTCCACTACCAGGCGGAGTATGCACAGGCTCTCGCGCTTCTTCGGCAGGAGGTGGCATAATGGCACGGAAAAGCAGAAAAGAAACCTCAATGGTTCCGACCATACAGAAACAGCCCGTTGTCTATCATGCCGCCGCCTACATCCGGCTCTCCAGCGACGCCAAGCGCAAGCCGGGGGATTCCCTCGAAACCCAACAGGATATCATCGAAAACTTCATCGCGACGTCTCCCGACATTCAGCTCACCGAGGTCTATATTGACAATCAGGCCACCGGCACCAACTTCGATCGCCCCGCCTTTCAGCGGATGTTTGCGGATGTGGAGAGCGGCAGGATCAACTGTATCATCGTCAAAGATCTTTCAAGATTTGGCCGCAACGCCATCGACTGCGGATACTACATCGAAAAGCAACTACCCGCCCTGGGCGTGCGGTTCATCGCCGTGACCGATGCCTTTGATTCTCTTGAGGGGGACGGCGGTATCCTGCTGCCGCTCAAAAATATCATAGCTGAATCCTATGCCCTGGACATCAGCCGCAAATGCAGAAGTGTGCAGCGGCAGAACATTCAGGACGGGCGCTTTGTGGGCCGCATGGCGCCCTATGGCTTTGCCAAGTCAACCGAGGATTGCCACCGCCTGGTGGTGGACGAGGAGGCCGCCGCCATCGTGCGGCAGATATTCGGCTGGGCTGCCAGTGGTATGGGCGTCGGAGAAATTATACGGACGCTCAACGAGCAGAGCGTGCTTCCACCCAGCCATTATAAATGGGAAAAGGGTCTGATTACAAACAAAAGACTGCTGGGCAAGCCCTTCTGGCAAAAGCGCACGGTCATGGATATTCTCAGGGACCGGGTCTATGTGGGAGATATGGCGCAAGGAAAGACCCACACGTCGGGCGGTAAGCAAAATTCCATTCCGCGCGAGGAGTGGATTTGTGTGCCTAACACCCATGACGCTGTTGTTTCCCAAGAATTGTTCGACCGGGTGCAGGAGCGGCTTCGCCATTGCTCCGAACGGGACAAGGCTGTGCGCAGTACCGCAGTTGCGTATTCTCCCCATCTGTTCAGGGGCAGGATATTTTGCGCCCACTGCGGTCATCCCATGCACCGCCACCGCCAGAATAAGGACGGTACTTACTGGTACCGCTGTGAATCCCAGTGGAAATACCACAAGGGCGCATGCTATCAGGTGTCGGTGAAGGAGGAAGAAATCAAAACCGAGGTGTTTGCCCTGCTCCGCAAGCACGCTGAAGCAATACTGGGCGGGTATGTCCATCGGGAGCGTATGACGCCGGTAAAGAATGCCGCCGCCGAGACCGAGCTGGCAGAGATCAACCGGGAGCTGGCATCCAGCGGGCATTTTCTCAAAAGTCTTTATGAGAGCTTGATGGGTGAAATCATTACCGCCGACGAGTTCGCCGCCATGAAAGCGGATTATGAAGGAAAAATCAAAGCCCTGTCGAAGCGGGCCGATCAGCTCCGCGCCAAACGGCGGGAGCGGCGAAACGAGCGGGAATCCTATCAGGACTTCGCGGACGCCGTTTCGGAGGCGCTGGCGGAGAGTGAATTGACCGCCGACACCGCCCAGCGGCTGGTGGAGCGGATTCACGTTCGCCGTGACAAGAGCTTTGAGATCGTCTTTCGCTTCAGGGATGAATTTCGGGAGGTGAAGTGCGTTGGCTAATTTGATCATCGCAAAATATATCCGGCTTTCGTTGGACGACAGCCATACCGACAGCATGAGCCTGGGGCATCAGCACCTTTTGTTGGATCAGTACATCGCCGATTCCGATTTGGACGGCCCGGTGCGGGAGTTTGTGGACAACGGCTTCTCCGGCCTGAACTTCGAGCGTCCCGCCGTGCAGGAGCTTCTAGAGCTGGTAAAGGACGGGCGGGTCGGCTGCATCCTGGTCAAAGACTTCAGCCGTTTTGGTCGCAACGCCATCGAGACCGGTTACTTCATTGAGCGGGTGTTCCCGCTGTACCGGGTGCGCTTTATCTCGGTTTCCGACCACTTCGATTCTGCACAGCATGATGGCGACACCGGCGGTATGGAGGTGGCGTTCAAGTTTTTAATGAGCGAATATTACAGCCATGACCTTTCGAGGAAAATCAGCAGCGCGAAGCAGGAAAAAGCCCGCCGGGGCGAGGCAGTGAGAAAAAACTGTGCTTTTGGGTACAAGCTGGACGATAACCGGAAAATGGTCATCGACCCTGAAGCCGCCGAAACAGTGCGCATCATCTTTGAGATGTACGCTGCCAGCAGGAGCATTTCCAAGATTGAGAAACGGCTTTACGAGGA